ACTTGCTCAGGCGCTCAGTTCTCTGGCCGTTTGGCTGGTGTGACCTGATAACAACTAATGCCCTCGAAAGGGGGCGTTTTTTAATCTATTTGAGGATTGAATCATGAATATAATTGGTTTAGATAAAACGAAAGTCCGTACCTCCTCTGAAACAGCCTCGTTTACTCTTGGCACTTTGGGTCGTGTTGATGGTTCTGGAGCTCTGTACAAGTATGTTAAGTTCAACAATGGCGCAGGGGATGTTGCCTCTGTTGCTGGGAACTTCTGTTACTACTACGCTGTTTCTGGTGCTTCTGCTGGTCAATACACTGAAGTAACAATGGATTTGACTGACTCTAGCGGAATTGGCGCGGGTGTGTTTCAGGCTGTTATTGCTGATGGCGGTTACGGCTGGATTCAGGTAACGGGCGTTGCTACCCTTAATATTGCTCTTGAGGCTGGGGCTGATGGTAACGCACTGACTGCTGTTGGTGCAACAACGGACGGTAAGATCGACGTTTCAGCGTTGGTTACTGATTACATCTGCGCTGTTGCAATTGATGCTTCAGCTAAGATTGTAATGCTGACTTGCCCATTGTAAGAAACTACACTACCTGCCCTCGAAAGGGGGTAGGTGGTTTAGGTTACAAAAACACCCTGCAATATCGTAGGGGTTTATAAAGTTCCACTACTTAAAAGGTGCAGATATGAGTGCTACAGCAGAGTTTGATATTAAAGATTTCGAGAATCCAGCGGGTTCAAATGGCGTTTATGCCAAGTTTTATATGCGATCAATCCAAAATGAGGCAAAGTCAGAAACAGAAGGCAGGCCAATTTTTGAAGATGCAGAGTTTGTTGAGATTATCGCGGCAGGCAATAGCACTAACATTGTCCGCAGGCCAGTAAGACCACAAGACAAGCAGCGATTCCGTGAATCATATATGCGGTTTCGTGAAGGTGATGCAGAGCAGTTGATTGGCACTCCACTTGCAGAGGTTGCATGGATTAGCCGTTCAATGGTTGAGGAATTGAGTTATATCAAGGTTCGCACCTTGGAGCAGTTGGCAGAATTGAACGATCAGGCTTGTGGCAGAATGCCTGGCTTGCATGAAATGAAGCGTAAGGCTGCAATACACATCAAGAAAGCTGCTGATGCTGCTCCGTTTGATGTGCTGCACAAAGAGAATGAGGAACTGAAAGCAAGATTGGCGGCATTAGAATCTGCTGCTGAGAAGCCTAAGAAAGGTTAAGGGGGATTTCCCCACTGGCATAGGGATGCACCCCCTATGCTGGATTTTTGGGACTGAAAATGGCACTTATCCAAGTAGCGTCTGACATTATCAATACGGCACTAATTGAATTAGGTCTTGGCATTGTTGACGTTGATGCTGGAAATGGTGATGCCACAGCCACCCAAGCACTGTATTTGCTGAACACTACAGGCATTGAGATACTGAGAAGTCATGACTGGCAGACTCAGCTTGCAACAATGTCAGTATCAGGAGATGGTTCATCTTCATCGTTCAGACTCCCTGATGATTTTGATCGGGCTGTTAATCAGACACAATGGGCAAATAACAACTCGATGCCAATGATTGGTCCATCAAGCCCTCAGATGTGGGCATGGAACAATTTCGGCCTTGTTTCTACTGCTGGAACTTTCCAGTATCGTTTGGCCAATGGAATGTTTGAAGTGTTCCCTGTACCGGGTGACGGGGAAACGTTCTCTTTATACTACATTTCAAGTGGCTGGGTGATCAATTCGGACGATCCAAATGGCTCTCGTGTTGGCAGGGTAACTTATGGTGCTGACATTCCAATGCTTGATAGTCGATTGCTTGTTGCTGGTTTGAAATATAGGCTCTGGTCGGCTAAGGGAATGGATACAACACAGCTTTACCGTGATTATATGTTTCACCTGAACAACCAGAAATCTACTTCTCAGGGTGCGAGAGAGATAAGCCTTACTGCTGGATTTGGGAATGGGCTTATTGGGTTTAACAATGTTCCAGAATCTGGATTTGGTCTGTGAAGCAGTTTTCAGGCACTCGGATGATTGCTAAGGCTGTTAGTTTGCCAGCACCTACCCGGGGGATAAATGACACATCTCCAATGGCTGCCACTGAAGATGGATATTGCATATCCTCGGTTAATTGGTATCCAGGCAATGAGGCCATGGTTGTTCGATCTGGATATACTGAGTGGGCAACAGGTATAAACGACAGCGGTGGAACTCCTGTTATTGTCGATGGTTTGATGGTCTACAATGCTACTGATGGTTCGTCTAGGTTATTTGCGACAACTAGAGTTGGTATTTTTGATGTTACTGAATCTACCGAGTCTCCAGTTAATGTCCATCCTCTTGTGTCAGGCCATGTTTCCTATACGACATTCAGCAATACAGGCGGTAGTTATCTTATTGCTGCAAATGGTGTTGATCCTGTGTGCATGTTTAATGGTTCAACATGGACCAGCTTTTACAATGGCTCCGGTCTTGGTGGAATTACTGGAATCAGTCCATCGTCACTAACTAACCCGACTTCGTTCAAAAAGCGGTTATGGTTTATTGAATCAGGCACGATGAATGCCTATTACCTTGATTTTGATTCATTAGGAGGCACAGCGCATAAGTTCCCTCTATCTGGCGTATTCAAGCGTGGTGGCAGTCTGAACGATATACTCACTTGGAGCCTTGATAGTGGTTCTGGCATGGACGATATGCTAGTTTTCAGGACTACTATGGGGGAGATTGCAATTTATCAGGGCAATGATCCTGCTGAGTCGGCTACTTTTTCGTTAACGTCAATGTATTATGTTGCTCCTCCGATTGGGAAAATATCGGCGGCTGATTTGGGCGGCGATGTTGTCATGCTGACATCTGCGGGAATAATCCCTCTGAGTAAGGTTGTTCAGGGTGTTGCAACTGAGTCGCTTTATGAGTCTGCATTGAGTAGAAATATAAGCAAGACTCTTAATTCTATTGCTTATGCTCATGGTGGATCAGGTGTTAATTCGTGGGAGATACATAATCTCACATCGCTCCAGTCATTGATGATTGTTATACCGTCTGACGGAGGCACATCAAGTTATCAATTCATTATGAATGTTCAGACTGGCGCTTGGGGCATGTATGATATGCCTGTTCACAGCGCTGCTGAAAATAACGGTGATGTGTATTTTGGCATGGAGGATGGTCGTGTATGCGTCCACTCTATCAGAGGATTTTCAATTGATAACGTTGGCATTGATGGCTCCGGTGGCACTCCAGTTGTTGCAGAGGTGCTTACGTCATTCAGCTATTTAGGTGATCCTACAGCGTTAAAGAGCTTTAAGCTGGTTCGCCCTATCCTACAGACAAAGCTTGATCCGATAACATCAGTAGCGATTGTTACTGATTTCAATATCACCAATGATGTTGTTTATTCTACCCCGCTCAGGCCATCTACTAATTATGGCAAGTGGAGTATCAGTTATTGGAATGCAACAGATGCGGTTTGGGGTAAGGATTCAAAGATATTCACCCCTTGGTCAGGAATTACAGGCATGGGATTTTCCGCTGCTTTGAGAATGACGGTTACCTGTGTTGTTCCGGTTTCATTCGTGGCCTATGAGGTTTCTTATGAGAGAGGTGGGATAGTGTGAGTGCTATTACAACAGACCTTATTTACCTTCCTGAGGCGTGTCGTGAGTTAATGCTTACTCCTGCTACAGGCCAACAGCTTATTGGATGTATTGATGGTAATGAACTGATTGCAGCGGGGATTTGTGAGGAGTACAATCAAGTATCTCTCCATGTTCATATATGGATTAAAGAGGGTAGAGTTCCATGCCGTGAGTGGTATGCTGCAATCTTCGACTACCCATTTAATCAGTTGAAGGTTCATAAGATTATAGGTCGTGTTGTAGAGAGCAATGTAGGCGCTTCCCGCCTTGATGAAAACTTTGGGTTTGTGCTTGAGGCTACTATTAAGGGCGGGTCTCCATACGGTGACTATAATTATTACACAATGACCAGAGACCAGTGCAAAATCCTGAACTCTAAATTATGGGCTAAAACAGTGACAAAATTACAGGCGGTTGGAGGATAATATGGGTGGAGGCAAACAACCAAAAGCACCAAAAGCACCGGATTATGCAAGTCTAGCTACTCAGCAAGCTGGGATTGATAAGGCTGCTGCTGCTGAACAGACTAGAGCTAATCGCCCAACCCAGATCAATGCTTACGGTACTATTGAATGGACAAAGGACGCTGCGGGTAATTGGACACAGAAAGAAACTGCTGCACCTGAGTTTGACCGTGCAAGGTCTCAGATTATGGGACGAGGCAATAAATTTGCCGATCAGATTGCAAGCCAGAGAGACTTCAAAGGGGCTAACCAGGTTAACTGGAGTCCTGATGCAAACAAAGAATATGCTGATGCCATTTACCGGTCAACAATGGACAGGGCTGCTCCACAGCAAGCCAGAGAGCGGTCTGCTCTAGAGGGTCGGTTACGCAATCAAGGGTTACAGGCTGGGTCTGAGGCTTATGATGCGTCCATGAAAGACATGCTAACAGCTCAGGGCGATGTCAATACTCAGGCTGCACAGCAGGCAACAATAGGCGCTGGCGATAAATATCGGCAGGATTACAGCGCTCAACTCAAAGGTCAGGATCAGAATTACGCTCAAGATTTGCAGAATTATCAAATGCCATGGGATATGGTTGGTGCTTCTCAGAGTTTGGGGCAGTCTTACAGGCCGTCTTTTGCAGGCTTTGGTACTTCTACCGGATATGCTCCTGCTGATATGGCTGGTGCTGCACAATCGCAGTATCAGACAAAGATGGGCGATTATAATGCGCGTCAACAAAAGGCAGGTAAATAACCATGATGCAGTCAAATGAGCGTTACAAAAAGATTCAAACCTCAAAGGCATTGCGTCAGGGCGATGGTACTTCTCCCTCTGGAAATGTTGGCGGTGGTATTGTTGGGGCTGGCAGAACTCCTATTTCCTCAACTGTTCCAATGCCAAGCGCAAGCGCACAGCCTTCTGCGATGGATCAAATATCACAAGCAGCAAAGACTGGCAAACAGGTTTATGACTTGTATGATGACTTTTCAAAAGCTGGAGCTGCTACAAGTGCTGCAAGTACAGGCTCTGGAATGTTTGGCGCTGGAACAACTGGTGGCGCTGCATTGTCAGGCGCTGGCGATGCCTTTGGGACAACACAAGCAGCTAACACTGGCATGAACTTTGGAGGATGGTCTGGAGGCGCTGGAACGACTGCTGGAACAGTTGGAACTGGATCGGGTTCTGCGTTAGGGTCTGGTGGTTCATTGGCTGGCGGCACTACTGCTGGAACTACAGGAACGGCTGCTGGTAGTGGTATGGCTTCTGCTCTTGGTAAGGGCATGGGTTATGCAGGTCTTGTAATGCAGGGTCTTGGATTAGCTGGCAACATTGGCAAAGAACAAGGCGTTGAAGGTAGAGACAAAGGCAGCTTTGGTGGTCAATTATCAGCAACAGGTCAGGGCGCTGCATCCGGTTATGGAGCTGGCCCAATTGGTGCGATTGTTGGTGCTGCGTTAGGCAATGAAACCTACCAGTATGAGCATGGCAACAGGAAGGGCGGCCCACTTGATTTGAATGCTTGGAAAACGAGCGATGGTCTTAAGGATAAATTAGCATACGCATTGAAGGGTGGCGCTGTTGGCGCCGATGTATCTAGTTGGTTAGGGCTGAACTAATGGAACCTTATGTAGTTGGTCAAGATAGAAACATTCAGAAGAAGGCTCAGATGATTTCAGAGGCGTTGAGGTCTGCCCCCGGGATGCAATCTCGATCTGATTCTACGTTCTACATTCCTGCAAATGGCGCAAGCCCTGCACGGATTGTTAATAATGACCGTGGTCAGATGTGGAACAATATCAAGGATGCTGTAGCCGTAGCTGGTTCTTTGGGCGATGTTTACAA